GCGCGATCGAGGCGGTGCGGACCGCCCCGATCATCCCCCGCGTCACGCCGCTCTCGCTCGCGGCGTCAGCCCGAAGTGCATGGCCAGAGTCCCGAGCGCCGCGACGAGAATGCCCTGCGCCACCGGCCCATGCACCGGCCGGCCTGACCAGCCCTGGCGCATAGCCCATTCGCGCACGGAGAATTCGAGCCCGACCACGAACCACACGCAGGAGCCGGCCGGACTGTCATGGCCGCCCAGAACGTCGATGGCATCTGCGATGCGCCGGCGTGCGTCGATCTGCCGGCTCGACATGGCGTCAGCCGGGCCACCCGCGAGGCGAACCAACTGCGAGGTGGCGATACCATCCAGCGCGGCGCTCCGGAACAGCGTCCGGAAGATGCAGCCCGCCTCGTGCATTTCGCGCGTGATCGTCCCGTTCGCCAGCATCATGCCCAGGGTGTCGACGGCGCGGCGGTGCAGGATCGGGCTGCCGGTCTCCGGATCGGTGTCGCGGATCGGCCCCTCGAAGCCGCCGTGCTGCAGGCGCCACTTCGAGGGCTTCGACAGATCCTCCGCCCCCGGTGCGCGTCGCCTCTGCTTGCGCTTACCGGCCATGCTCGTTCCCTCCCTGGCGCCGCCCCCAGCGGCGGTTGGCCTCGTTGGTGATCGCCTGGCGCAGCCAGGGATCCGTGATGTCGTCGATCGCCAGCGAGGCCACCCCCTGCTCACGCCAGACGCGGCGACGCAGGGCTTCCATCTCGGGGCTGGTGGTCGGGCTGCGCGTGCCGCGGTCGAGGGATGAGCGCGGCGGGCGGGGAGCGCCGGGCAGCGTCATGCCGGCACCATCAGCGCATCGAGCGACGCTGGGCCGCCCTTGCACTCCAAGATGGCTTCGGCGGCAGCCTCGTAGACCACCACACCGTGCGACCGCAGCCAGGCAATCTTCCAGGGCGGCGTCGGGTTGGTCTTCACCACCTCGACCGCGGTGGTCACGGTGCCGCGCTCGATCAGCACCATGTCGCAGATGCAGATCAGCGCGCCCACCGCTTGCGCAGCGTGGCGATGGTCCGCTTCCGGCCGAACCCACACTGCTCCCAGGCCACCACGCCGCCGCCGCCCTCGGTGAACGGATACTCCACCACCACGCGGAAGGGCGCCGCCGAGCCTACCTCGGCCGCGAAGGCGGTCAGCCACCTCGCCAGACGCAGCTTGGCGCGAGCATGCTCCACGCTCTCGATGATCGTCAGGGCATGACGCCGTGGGAGGGGGAGTGCCATCTACACAATCCCCCCGGCGGTCACAGAACCCCCGGCTATACTATTGATATATATAATATTGTTATTTTTGTTACTATGTACTGCGAGGTGTTGTCCTGCTCCTACGCGCATGTGGGGGGAGGTGTACCCTTCGTGCCCGCGCACGAAATAACAAAATCCACAAAAGCCTGATTTCAGTGGCTTAGCGGGGGTGGTCGGGATTTTGTTATTCATCGCCCGCGGCCTTCTCGGCTGGCGTATCGCCTGACGGCGGCACCAGGACGTAGCGGCAGCCGGCCGGGCGGCCGGGACCGCCGGAGGCGGGCGCCGCGGTTTCGAGGACCGCGCCTCTTGTCACCAGCGCTTCGATGACCTCGCCGAATTCCCGCGCGGTCAGCTTCAGCCCCTTGTGGAACATGTCGCGCCGGCTGCACGGGCCGTGCTTGCCGATGATGTTGATGGCCCTGTTCAGGCGCTTCTCGAACTCGCTATCAGCCAGGAAGCGCTGCGCATCGCGCAGCACGGTCCTGGTGCAGTGCTCGGCCAGCGCCCAACCCCAGGCCACGTCGGCCTCGGTGACCCGCGGATGCGCCGGATCGCGACTGATCGCGCAGATCAGCGCCAGCTTGCTGGCGTTCTCGCCCAGGCGGTTGACGATGGCGGCCTGCGGCGTGCCGGCCACCTTCCTTGCCCAGGCGTCTTCCTCGGCCAGTTTGCGATCGTGCAGCGCTTCTGCCTCGGTCGTCATCGGCACGGTGTGGGGCGTCGCCTCCTCGGTGGCCGACATCGGCACCACATGCACGTCCGGCAGGTCGCCTGGTGGCGGCGGATCGCCTGCGCCGCGGGCGATCGCCTTCAGGGCTTCGAGCAATGCGGGCGGTGGGGCGATGATGCCTGCATTCGGATTCCGCTCAGGCCGATCGGTGTCGGTGACGAAGACCAGGAATCGCGCGAGGGAGCCGTCCATTATCGCGCCGCCTTCCAGCGCCTTCCAGAACGTCGAGGGCGTGGTGGTGCCGAAGAAGCAGACGCAGGGCTGGTGAATGTCGACCCGCGGCGCGTCCTTCTTGTTGGCGTATTCGGTGCCGAGGTAGATGCCCTTCGCTCGGCTGTAGAGCTTCATCAGCTCGGACCAGATTTCGGCTTTGTGCGCCGGCGCCCTGCCGCCCGTGACGGTGGCGAGGCACAGGCCGAATTCGTCGATCTGGAAGAGGCGTGCAGGATGCTGCTCCAGGGCGGATAGCATGCCGCGGCCCGAGGCCAGGTTCTCGCCGCCGAGGTAGCGGTCCAGCCTCGCCAGGTCGAAGCAGCGCCGGATCACCTCCGGCGCGTGATCGTTGCCGCCGCCGCTCTCGGCTACCGCGGCGATGTAGACGTTGGTGCGGAGATCGGTGCGTGTCCGGTACCGGCGCCCGGCGAGCGCGCCGACGGCGCAGATGGCGGCGCCGAGGGCGAGGAAGGGCTGCGGCCGGAGCGCCGTTCTGACGCATTCCTCAACCAGCATCTGCAGGATGCCGCCTGGCTGGAGGATGCCTGCTGGCACGGCGAGCGGCTTCGCCTGCTGCTGCGCGCGCTTGGCATAGAGCGTGGTCAGACATGGCGCTGCGGGGTCGGCGACGTCGCCTGGCGACCTGTGCTCATTGGCGTCGCTGTCCTGCTGCGACGCAGACTCCGTCTTCGCGATCAGCGCCGCGGCGGGATGCGCCTCGGCAGCCAGCGCGGCGATGGTGCCATTGAGCGTGATGTCGGGCGGCGGCACCCAGCCGCGCGCGATGGCCATCCCGTAGATGCTGCCGGCGCCGACGCTGTGCGGCCGGAACCCGGCCCAGCGGCGTTCCGCCGTGTCCGACTTGCCCGAGGCACCCGACTTCGTGCTGGACTTCGACCACTCGAGCCAGAGCTCGCGCCCCTCCTCGCCGAGCGCGGGCTTGATGGCGTTACCCATGGTGACCCAGGAATGGCCGTCCAGATCCTCGTTGGGCAGGAAGGCCAGCGCGGCCTTCACCGCGTCATAGGTGCCGCGGGGATCGGACGGGCCCTTCCAGTCGGTCTGGCTGCCCTCGAGGCGGAGGGAGCGCGGCCGCAGCGCCTCTGGGATCAGCGCCCAGGCGGCGTCGAGCCAGGCCATCGCGCCCGCCTCGTCGACCACCGGAAGGCGATCCAGCGGCACGTCCAGCAGGTTGGCTTCCGGCCAAGCGTAGGGCTGGCCGGTGTCGAGGTGCACGGCATAGGCGACGAATTGCTGCCCGCGGGCCAGCACCTCCAGCGGAAGCCGCTTGCGGCCGGCGAAGGGCGTGGCAGCGCGATAGACCAGCAGCCGCTTCGGGGCGCGGCCGATCCGCCAGCAGGGCGTATCGCCGAGCATCCGCGTGGCGAGATCGGCGAGCTGGATGGCGAGGTCGGCGTCCAGGACATCAATGTCGATGCCGACGACGGAGCCGCCGGCGATGCCGATGCCGCAGCCCGGCCAGCGCTGCCAGATGTCCACCTCGAAGGGCTTCGTGTTGCGGTCGCAGTGCCGTGTCCAGTCGGGATAGGCTGACCATTCGCCGCCATGATGCCGGCCCGGCACCTTGCTGCCCGGCATGATCGGAATGACGGGATAGCCGTTGTCGACGAGGCGCGCGCCGTACTGGGCCATGAAGGAGGACTGCGTCATAAGCCGCCCAGCGCGACATGCGGCGCCGGATGCCGCCCATGGTCCAACCGCCGCACCAGCTCGTCCTGGTAGGCGGTGATGATGACCTCGAGCAGCGTCAGCCATTCGGCCTCGGTCAGTACCGCGAGATCGGTTTTACCGATGCTGTCGAGGTATTCCCCGGCCATCGGGCTCGCCGCGGCGATGGCGGCGATCTCGTGTTCGTCGGGATCAACCATGCCCCACCTCCGGCACAGCACGTCCGTGCAGCGCAGGGAGCAGGCGGGCAGCGGCTCGGATGTGAGAACGCGCGGATCGAACCACCCGAAGCCGCGCGCGCTGCGAAGACCACAGGCCGCGCATCTCACACGAACCTCGCGGCGGCGATCTCGGTGTACTGGCCGGCAGGCCGCACCTGGATCGCGATCGGCTGGCGCAGCGCGTCGAGGTGGCGCAGCGCCTCATCCACCGTGAAGGGCGGCGGCAGGTCGGGCGCACGTCGTCGCCACCAGCCGACTGCCTTCTCGCGGGAATAGCCGGTGTGCTCGAAGCACACCCATTCGCTGTGCCGCGCCAGGCCGCATTCGTAGGTGACGCGGAGCGAGGTCGGCTTGCCCGGCTTCTCGTGGCGGGCGTAGCTGACGCCCGTGACGTCGCACCAGGCCGCCTGGATCTGCGTCGACAGCAGCGCGTTGGACGCTGCCTGCGGCGCCACCTTCACAACGGGCGGCGGGAACTCGTAGTCGCACTCGATGCAGCGCCGCACGCTGGCGTGGTTGATCGTCTGGCATTCCGGGCAGACCTTGATCGGCGCCTCGCCGTCGCCGGCGGGCTCCTTCTTCCGGCCGTCCACCATGTCGATCGGACCGTGCCGCGCCGTGTTGCCCGCGAAGTCGAGCACCAGGCAGTCGTCCTTGCCCTCGGCGAGGCGCGTGCCGCGGCCGACCATCTGGACGTAGAGGCCGACGCTCTTCGTCGGGCGCAGCAGCGCGATCAGGTCCACCCCCGGCGCATCGAAGCCGGTGGTGAGCACGTTCGCGTTGGTGACGCAGCGCAGCCGCCCCGCCTTGAAGGCGGCGAGGATCCCGTCGCGCTCCGGCGCCGGCGTGTCACCGGTCACCGTCTCGCAGGAGATGCCGTGCTCGCGGATGGCGTCGCGGACATGGCGGGCATGGGCGACGCCGGAGCAGAACACCAGCCAGGAGCCGCGGCCCTGGCCGTGCTGGACGATCTCCGCGACGGCGGCGCGTGTCACCTCGTCGCGATCGACGGCGGCCTCGAGGTCCTTGGCGATGAACTCCCCGCCGCGGCTGGCGACGCCGGCGACGTCGAGCTGCGTCTCGGTGTGCTTCGGGACGACCGGCGAGAGATAGCCCTGGCGGATCATGTCGAGCACGGGCACCTCGAAGGCGACGTCGGTGAACAGCCGGTCCTTGCCCTCGTGCAGCAGCCCGCTGTCGAGCCGATAGGGCGTCGCGGTGAAGCCGACCACCTTGAGCAGCCCGGCGTTGATCTCGTCGAGTTGCTTCAGGAAGGAGCGGTACATGCCGCTGTCGCCGCGTCCGAGCAGATGCGCCTCGTCGATCAGCACCAGGTCGCAGCGCTGCACCGTATAGGCGTGGCGGTGGATGGACTGGATGCCGGCGAACAGGATCTGCGCGTGGATGTCGCGACGCGACAGGCCGGCGGAGTAGATCCCCGCGGGCGCCTCGGGCCAGGCGCGGAGCAGCGCCTGGAAGTTCTGCTGGATCAGCTCCTTCACATGGGTCAGGACCAGGACGCGGGTGTCGGCATAGGCGGCGATCGCCTCGCGGATGAAGCCCGCGATGACGACGGACATCCCCGTGTTGTGGTGAACGGTGAAATCGGCAGTCAGGTACAGGTGGTCACCGTCGAGCGCGAAGCCGTGGAAGTCATCCTCTGCCAGCGCCTGGAGGTCGAACCCGGTGACCAGCGGGTTCTTTTTCTGACGCCGCGGTGCAGCGCGCTTCCTTGCGACGCGCGTCGGGATGATGTCCGTCTCGCCGCAGATGGTCACGCGCCAGTAGGTACCGCCGACGCCGTTCTGGTCGTACTTCTGGCACGCCGCGCAGGACGCGCTGAGGCCAACGCTGCGCGCGATGAAGGTTACGTCCCTCGCCAGGCGCTCCGACTTGCTGATGTAGTCAAAGCCTGCCCTGCCGAGGAGGTGACCATCTGTGTCGAGAAGCCCGGCGAGGACTCCCAGGCGAACATCCCGGCTACCGAGCTTGTAGGTGTCTGGGATGAACTTCTCTGCGGCGTCATTGCCGGCGAGGCCGAGCCCACGCAACATTGCCGTGACGCGGTTGGCTTGACCGCGGTTGGCCGCCGCGTCCGCGAACGCGACGCTCCAGCAGGTGCCGCGCCCGTTCTCATGCGCACGGTAGTGGAGGCCATGGCGTTCCATCTCCGCCCAGACGCCATCGAGCACCTCCACGTCGGGGTTGCTCAACGCGACACCGCGCTTGAGACAGCCGTCACCAAGCAGTGCGCCAAGCGCCCAGGCATCAAGCTCCGGCGGCGCCCGCTCAGGGAAGTCGACTGCAACACGCCGCAGCTTCCGCAGATGCCGCCACGACTTCGACTTGCTGAGGTGCTCGCGGATGGAGAGGTTATCGACCCTCGTGCCGTCCTGGGCGGAGCGATGCGACTTTCCCTCATTCGTCGTCGCAAGGGACAGGATGTGCCCCTCGTTAACGACGAAGGCGTCGCCGCCGCGTTTTGGGATCACTCGCCACATGCGCTCGCGGCCGCGCGCGAGTTGCAGCACACGGCGCGGCCTGCTGTCGGGACCCATCAGCAGGTCGCCCTGGACCACGTCCTCCACGCGCTTCGTCGAGCCGTCGTGCATCAGGACCATGGTGCCCGCGGCATGGCAGCCGGTCGGCATCACCACCAGCGGATTGCCGGTGGCGCCGGCGAAGTAGTCGTAGAGCGCGTCGATCGCCGCGCGCTGGTAGGTGCGGAGGGAGAGGGTCATGCGGCCACTCCCATGGTCGACGCGTCGGCCTTGCTGAGCCAGCGTCCGCCCCTCTCGCAGCCGGTGCAGATCAACTCGGCAACATGCGGCCCCTTGCCGGGACCGACGCGATAGGTCGCGGTGCCGCAGAGGTGGCACGGGCGGTGGGAGACGATCGCAGGGCCTGCCTGCGCGGCCGCCCCATCACGCCATTCGCTGCCATCGGCCAGCCGATAGCTGACCCAGTCGTCGCCAGCGTCGAGCTGTTCGCCGGGGATGAGGTCCGGGATGTAGAGATGCGCGCTGCAGCCGGCCTCCTGGTCGCGGCGCGACAGCGCCTGCTGGTGCCGCGCACAGTGCCACGCGCCGGCCTCGACGGGCGTCGCGTGCAGGCAGGAGCGGCAATGCCGCTCCGGCACCGCGCCGGCATGGCAGGTGGCGTGATGCTCGCAGAGGCGGCATTCCCACCAGGCGGGATCGTCGCTGATCCGCGCCGGTGGTCGCGCCGCGCTGATGACCCGCGCCGCCTTCGCCAGCAGGCGCCGGCCGGCCTCGGGATCATGGTGGACGCGCTCCTGGTAGAGCTCGTCCGTGTCCTTGCAGACCGCCAGGTAGAACGCCCGATCGAGGCCGGCGAGATGCATATAGGCCTGCATTTGCGCCCAGTGCAGCGGCTTCGACGCGGAGACGCCCTCCGCCAGCAGGCGGGCGAAGGACTTCGCGCTGTGGGTCTTGAACTCGCAGACGTGCCAGGTCGCCGGCGCCTCGGGGAAGCCCTTGGCCACTGCGTCCATGCTGCCGCCGAAATGGCCGCTGGCGTCCCGCAGCTTCCATTGCCGCCCCGTCGCCGGATCGACGTCGAGCACGGTGACGCCGATCCGGCGAAGGTCCGCCACGAAGCGCGCCTCCGCTAGGTTGCCGGTCTCGAACAGGCGCAGCAGCCGCCCGGCATGGCGCGCCCGCGTCGCCCAGCGGAAGGTGAACCAGATCGCACGCTCGCAAGCCGGCGCCGATCAGCGAGGCGCCGAGATGCTCCCGATAGCCGCGATCCGCGCCCGCCTCATAGGCGGCGTAGATCGCGTCCACGGTCGGGGTGTTGGGGGTGGGCAGCGCGACCACGCTCACCCCGCCCGCCGCCAGGGAGGGGTGGCGGAGCCGGCAGCGCCGGGTCGCCGCGGCGGCGCAGGGCGCGCGGGGGCCGGTGCCGCGGGTGCCGAGCGCGCAGGCGGGGCGCCGCCCAGCGCGGCATAGCCCTTCACCTTGTTCTGCTTGCGCTGCTCCTGCGGCGGCAGATGCTTGTCGCGGCTGTCGGGCTCGACGGCGAGGGTCACCTGCAGCGGTCGGAAGTGCAGCTGCTCGCTGTCGCTGACCTGCAGCTGGCCCACCGCGTGGCAGATCGCGGACAGCGTGCGCTGGGCAATCTCCACCGTCTGCTGGTTCGGGTTCACCAGGTTGAGCTGGTCCCAGAGCTTGCGGCCCTGGTGCGGCCCCTCGACCACGTCCATCTCGAGCCACAGGTACTGGCCCGAGCCGGTGCGGGTGACGCGCATCTCGCTGTTGACGATCTGGGCGACGTAGCGGCCGGGCGGCAGGAGATCGAGCGGGGCCGCGGGGGCGACGCCGGTCGCGTCGAAGGTGTCGTTCAGCTGGGCCATGGATCAGCTCCGCGGGTCGGGGGTGGCGTTGGCGTAGAAGGGGATGCCGGCGGCGAACTCGGGCCAGGACAGCGGCATCTTCTCCGGCAGCCCGAAGCGGTTCTTCGCGAGGAACGCCGGGCGCTCGACGGTGTGCAGCAGGCGGTCGCCGCCGGTGACGCCGCGCACCACCTTCTTGCCGAAGCCGGCATCCGACTTCAGCGTGGTGATGCGGTAGTTCGCGAAGAGCACGGCATCGACATGCTCCTGCACGAGCGCGGAGGCCCGCGCGTGGAGCTTCGGCTGGTAGCGGTCGTAGGGTTCGGTCTCGGGGCTGTCGAAGCGCTTGATCTCGGCGTGGGCGAGGAGGATCACCGCCATGCCGCGCGCGTCGCGCAGCGCGTTTAGCCCTTCGAGGACGCTGCGCCAGGCATCGAGCGCGGCCAGATAGCCCTTGCCGTAGCCGAAGGCCTCGATGTTCGGCTGGTTGTGCTGCTGTGCGGTGTGCTGCCATATCAGCGGTTCCAGCCAGTCGAGGCTGTCGACGACGACGGTCTGGAAGTCGTGCGCCTCGTCATAGAGGCTGCCGATCGCCTGCATCACCTCGTCGAAGCTGCGCAGCATGCCGAAGGTGGGCGCGCTGATGGTGCCGAGCCCGTCCTCGGGACGGAGGACAACGGGGCGCGGCGCCGACGTCGCGAACAGCGTCTTTCCGATGCCGGCCACGCCATAGAGGAGCAGCCGCGGCGGTGTGAGGCTCGTGCTGCTGCGCAGGGAAGCCAGGGAGATCGCCATCAGTGGGTCTCCTGCTTCACGACGCGGGGCTTGGCCTTGATGACCTCGACGTGGATGGCGCCGCCGGCACGGGCGACGACCTCGGCGAAGCTGTCGAGCGTCGGCTCGAAGGCGGCGACGTCCTTGGCGCGGGAGATCGCGTCGCCTTCGAGGGGGATGGAGACGTGGATACGGAGCGCGTAGGTCATCACGCGGGATCCTTCGGCTGGAGGGTGTAGGAGGGGCGCCCGGTGGCGACGGTGCGCGCCGGCTCGAAGAGCGCGCGGATGCGCGGCGGCCAGGCCGTGAAGCGCGCTTCCGGCACGCGAAGCTCGGTGGCGACGTAGTCGGCCGGGTCCTCGCCCCAGGTGCGCAGCGTCGTGACGGCGGTGGCCAGCCCGGCCTGCTGCCATTCGACCTTCTTCGGGAGGTCGGCCACGATCTCGAAGCCGTCCTGCTCGAGGCGGACGCGACCAGTGTCCTTGCCCTCGGCGCGACGCGCGGTGCTGGCGGCCCCGCCGAAGCGGGCATGCAGCGCGTCGTGCAGCAGTTCGCCGAACTGCTTCGCGTCGGCCCTGAGCGCGGCGAGGTCGTCGAGCAGCAGCGCGAGTTGATCGAGCGGCAGGCGTGCCGCGTCGGCGGGATTCATCTCGCGCAGTTGCGCCAGGGTGATGCGGTCGCTCATCGTGTCACCTCGAGTAGGTCGGCGGCCCAGAGCAGGGCGATGAAGCTGGCGGCGAACAGCGCTCCGCCGAGCAGGACGGAGAGCGCGTCGCGGATCTGGCGGCGCATCAGGCGACGCTCCTGGCAACGGCATCCGTGGTCGGCAGCGGGCCGTGCTCAATGGCGCCGCGGCGATCGCTGCGGCTGGTGTCGGCATCGGGATCGAGGCGCGCGCTGCGGCCGGCGACTTCCAGCCAGACATGCAGCGGCAGCACGACGAAGGGCGTGGCGCGATCGCGCCAGAGGAACAGCGCGTCGTTGTCGCCAAGCCAGCGATGCAGGGTCTTGAAGCCGCTGCCCTCGCCGCGCGCCTTGACCTCGGCCTTCACGGGTTCGGTGCCGCGGACATAGAGGTCGATGTCGGCGCCGTTGCCCTGGTAGTGGGACGCGCCGGACAGCGGCACGCGCTCGGCGCGCAGCCCGCACTTCGTGTGGATGTCGACAATGGCGCGCTCTCGGCGCAGCCCCTTGTCGCGGGAGGCCTTGCCCATGGCCGACCTCACCGCAGCTGCGTCAGCAGGGTGGCGAGGCAGCGAAGCTGCTCGCCGCGCTGGCGCTCCGCCTCGCCGTGGCGGATCAGCGCCAGCCCGCGCTCCGCGAGGCTGAGCGGCGCATCGTTGAAGTCGAGCTCGTCCTGCGCGGGCAGGGCGGTCTTGAGTTCGCCGAGCAGCCCGCGCAGGGCCAGCTGCCGCAGCAGCGGCGGAAGATCCGGCTGTTTGTCGAGCAGATCGAGGGCGCGCAGAAGCTCATCCAGCGTCATGTCTGGTGTCCTGTCCGATGGGGCTGTGGGGAGGTCGGGCGGCGCGGCGTGCTAGGCCGCCCGCTGCCGGATGCCGCCGCGTGGTCGCGGGCGGGCCACGGCGAGATAGGCGAGGCGCCCCGGCGCGACGCGGCGCTGCAGCAAGTGAACGAGGCCCTGGGCAGCCATGGCCCAGGCGCGATCGGCGATGCGGTCGAGCTGGGCACGCGCCTCAGGCGCCAGGCTGCTGGCCAGCCGGTCGCGATCGCGGGCCAGCAGGCCGATGTGGTAGACGATGACGTCGCCCGGCGACGCATCGGCGTACCGGTCGCAGAGGCCGTTCTCCGTCAGCACGACGTCGAGCAGATCCTCGACGCTCAGCAGCATCTCGTTGGCCGGCAACTGGGGGGATGTGAGGTGCATCGTCCGGTGCTCCCTGCGACGCGTGGTGGCTCACTGGGTTATTTACGGATCGGCGCGGAATTCTTCTCACGACCCTGATGGCCGCGACGTTGCCGCCGCGCGCATCGCGGGCGTTGCGGGACGCGCCCCGAGCGTGCGCAGCCAGCAGCGGAGGTCGTGCAGTTCGCGATAGAAGGTGGCCGGCGACGCGGCGTGGGCGTCGCGCGCATCGGCGACGTCGCGGTGGGTGATGATGACGCGCAGGAGCTCGCGCGGCGCTGGCGGCAACTCCTCCAGCGCGCGGTCGAACCCGAGCAGAAGATCCCGGTCGATCTCCGGCGCTGCCAGGCGGGGGAGGATCGCCGCGCCGGACGGGCCGGCGAGCGAGAGGAGCTCCGGCTGCCGGGGCTGGCGGGCCCGGTCGATCACTGCCCGCCGCGCCAGCATCGTGACGAAGGTGGGCCAGGCGCCCCGCGTGGCATCGAAGCGCGGGCTGGCCTCGAGGATCGCGAGCAGGATGTCCTGGACGAGATCCTCGCGGTCGGCGCGCGAGAGGCGCCGCTGCCGCGCGAAGCGCGCCGCGTGGCAGGAGGCCGCAGCCTGTGCTGCCCGGATACGACTGGCGTCCCATGCCGCAGGACGATCAGCCTGATTGGCGCGTTTCTCTCTCATCCTGCGGGTCCCCTCGGATCGGATGGCGGCGATGACCCGAGATCACCGGGCGGCTTGGGGGTGCGGCTAGTGCAAGGGGGTGCGCAGGGGTGCGGTGAAGACCACGCGCGACCACCGCACCCCCTGTGATGGCAGATAAAACTTGGTGTTCAGCGGATCTCGCCGACCCGGGGTGCGGTGATCCCCGACCACCGCACCCCCATTGCACCCCCTGCGGCGCGCGGCTCTGGACTCGATGGCGGACGGGAACATAGAGTGAACTCGCTGTTGCCCGATCATCTCCAACCCAGGGATCAGGTTCCTATGCCGCTCACCATCGCCTATCCGCCAGCCGCGGCGCTCCACCCGCGCCCGGACATGGCCGCGCCCGCCATCCGCGCCGTTGCCGCCCAGGTACGGCGGCAGGTTCCCCGCGAGGCGGACAGCCTCGCGCTCGACATGCCGGCGTTGCTCGAGGCCTGCCGCAGCGTCGAGGTGAACGGGCGGCGCCTGGCCGTCTCCTGGGAGTTCGGCCGCCCGTTGCAGGACGAGCACGGCGAGGCGGTGCTCGGCCTCTGCGACATCGACCCGGATGAGCCGGGCTGGGCCTACCTGGCGGTGAATGGCCCGATGACCGCGCATCGCCCGGACCTGGCGCTGAGCACCGCGGCGCATGAGCTTGGGCATCTGCTGTTCGACGTGCCGGCCGCGCTCGCGCGCGGCGAGCAGCGCTACCATGCGGTGGCGAGTTCGCCGCGGGCGCTCGACCGGATGGGCCGCGGCGCCGAGGCGCGGGCGAACGAGTTCATGGGCGCGCTGCTGGCACCGCCGGTGCCGTTGCACACGCGGCTGCTGGCCCATGCGCGCAGCGAGGGGCTGCGCCTCGGCCGCGGGCCGCACCAGGGGCGGCCCGCCAGCCCGATCGTCGCTGCCGGCAACCGCGCCGACGCGCTCGCCGGCGTGCTGGCGGCGTTGGCCGCGGATTTCGGCGTGTCGGAACGGTTCATCGCCGTGCGCCTGTCGCGCTACGGCCTGGTGGAAGGGGGCGTGTGATGGCCTTCGGCGACATGGTGCGCGCCCGGCGCACGGAGCTCGCGATCGGGCTCAACGACATGGCGGAGCGGCTCGGCATCTCGCCGGGCTACTGGTCGCGGATCGAACGCAGCCTCGACAAGCCGCCGAGTGACGAGGTGGTCGAGCGCACCGCGGCCATCCTCGGCATTCCGCTCGACACGCTGTTCGTCGAGGCGCAGCGGCTGCCGCCCGACATGCGCAGAGACATGGGCGCGGTGGTGCTGGCCTATCGCCGCCTGCGCGCGATCCGGGCGCGCTGAGGGAGGCGCCGATGCCGCACGCGACCCCGAGGAAACTGTTCTATCCGATCGACGAAGCCTGCGAGCGGCTCGGCCTGTCGCTGCTCGACGTGTCAGTGCTGGTGTCCGAGGGAAAGCTCACGCTCTGCACGGCGGTGCCCGGGCTGCGGGTCGAGGACGGCATGCTCGAAGTCGGGCCCGATGGCCGCGTGGATCGGGTGCTGACCGACCGAAGCTATGTGCGGGGGCTCGTGGATCTGCAACCGGAGGATGCCTGGTACGTGCTGCGGGCGGGCTCGCAGACGATCCGTCACCTCGCGGCCGCGGAGGGATGCTACCGGGCCCTGGTCCGCGGCGGTGACGACGAGCACGGCTATACCGTCATCCGTGAAGAGGTCGGGGTGCGGCACGAGGAACTCGCGCGCTACACAGCCGCGGAGGTGGCGCCTGATGGCGGCGCGCGCGCGTCGAAGGCCGGCGGCCGCGGATCGCAGCCGCACTATGACTGGGACGCGGCGCGGCTGGAGGCGTTCCGGCGCATCTACTTCGAGGGCGTGCCGGAATCCTACGGCGCGCTGATCCGTCATCTCCAGGCGTGGTTCGCAAGCCGCGGCGGCAGGGTGCCGGACGAGAGCATCCTGAAGCGCCGCCTGCGCGACATCTGGACGATGTTCGGGCCGGAGGCGCAGCAGCCGGCGGCGTGATCGGGCCTGAGCGCAGGGCGGCGTGAGAACGGCGCCCTGCCTGATCCGTAGATAACAGGCAGGACGACCCGTGCTGGATCATCATGCCCCTGCCGACGACGAACCATCACCTCCCGCCCCACCTCCGCGAGGTCTGCGACCTCCTCGCCCGCGGCCTGCTGCGGCTGCGCAGCCGCGCTGCCGAGGAAGCCGCGCGCGATGCCGCGGACCGCGGAGAGCGGCCGCTACACTTCTCGGCCACCCAGCGCCTGCATGCGAACCGGACCAACCGGAGAGACGCATGACGCGCGCCACAAAGCCCAAGCCCGCCACCCCGCCGGTGTTCACCGCCCCAGCCATCCCGCCCGCCGACGTGCTGGGCCGGCTCGCTGCCCTGAAGACTGCCGCCACGCCAGCACTGAAGCAGCAGTGGCGCGTGCTCTTCGGCAAGGAGCCGCCACCCTTCAACCGCCCCTACCTGGTGAGCCGGCTGGCCTACCGCATCCAGGAACTGGCCTATGGCGGGCTGAAGCCGGAGACGCGCGCGCGGCTCGAGGCGCTCGGCGAGCAGCTGGATGGCGGCAACGTCGTCCTGCGCCGAATCCGCGCCGACAGCCGCCCGCTGCCCGGGACGCGGCTGGTTCGCGAGTACGATGGCGTGCAGCATGTCGTCACGGTGCGCGCCGACGACTTCGAGTACGAGGGCCGGCCCTATCGGTCGCTTTCTGCCATCGCGCGCCACATCACCGGCACGCGCTGGAACGGCTGGACCTTCTTCGGGCTGAAGGGGAGGCCTGGGGCATGAGCCGCCGCAAGCTGACGGACGGGGCAATGCCGGCCAGCACGAAGAAGCTCCGCTGCGCGGTCTACACGCGGAAGTCCACTGACGAGGGGTTGGACAAGGAGTTCAACACCCTCGACGCCCAGCGCGAGGCCTGCGAGGCGTACATCGCCAGCCAGCGCGCCGAGGGCTGGGTGCTGGTGCGCGACCGCTACGACGACGGCGGCTTCTCGGGAGGCTCACTCGACCGCCCCGCGCTCCGGCGCCTGCTCGCCGATATCGAGGCCGGCCTG